TTCATTAGACGCTGCTCCCTTTCGTATGGTTTTCTGGAGGTGTCTGATAGCTTCGCATACTGACTCCTTGCTCAACCTCTGCTGCTCCGTGGATTTGTTTGTTTCTTTCATACCTGCGCCCATCCCCATATTTTCTATATTCAATCCCAAATAACTCATTGAGTCCGGGCAATAGTTCTTTTAATAGTTCACTACGCGATATTGGCATTTATTGTTCCACCATTTCTCTAGTGTAAGACCCTATAAACTCACTATTTTTTACGCCATGTATAAAATCATTGTGTACGTTTTCGTATATATCAGTATCTTCATCAAGCACTCGTCTGTGTGCGGGTTTACATTCTTTTGGTATAAAACGCCCAACGGTATGTAATATGCCCTCATGTATGAGTAGTTTAAAAGCCGCCATCATCTGTCTCTGTAATGCTCACACGTTGACACCGGACACCAACCGCACAGTGGCGTAGGATTCTTCTGCCACATATCTGTCTCGTAAGACATCTTCAAGCGTTCAATGTCACCCGTAAAGCTATCCCACAACTTATCTTTATCTTCTCTCTTGTAATCTTCAGCTATGAAATTATTATGCAATACAAACATAAGCCCAGCCTTAACGCTTTGTACCTCTGGGAAGTGCGCAAATGTCATTAGTGCCATCAATCTCAACTGCTTAACGTCTGGATACTTGTCGCTGCCTGTCTTGTAATCAACGATGAACGCTGTGTCACCTGAGATAATCATCAAGTCAACAATACCTCTTACCCAATAATCTTTTGCTGCCCAAGTACACGGCTCACCCGCTTCAGTCATCGCCATTCGATGTTCAGGATACCTCTCACCATCGATCTCCAACAATGGATCAACCATTGCAGCGAACCTCTTGTAATTGTGGGGTAAGTCTTTACCGTCTTTCGCGTAGTTCTCCAACGCGCTATGGACATCAAGCCCGTATAACATCTGATGGGTCGGTTTTGTTTCATACTTTTTTAGCACCTTAACTTCGTAGTATTGGTTAGGACAATTTATATACTGTTTTAGACTTGAGAACGACCACTTGATTGGCTGCATAGTTTCCTCTATTTGTTAACACTCTCCATAACTATGCCCGTATTTTGCTTCACATGCAACCGGTAAAGTAGTCGCCCACGATGGTGGTGTAGACATCTTCTCAATAATGAAACTCATCGCTTCATCTTTGACTGCTTCTGGTACAACAATAACCGCTGCGTCATGTACTGTCAGGACAACTCTATAGCGTTCATTGATTGCCAACATCTGCTCGCCCACGACGATTCTTGCTAGAGCTTGAACTACGTTCTCCACTACTGCGCCGCCCCAAATACTTATCTCACCACGCCTAGACTTGTATTTATATTGCGACTTCTCACCTTCTGTATCGAACCGTAGCTTTGGGTAGCGAATCAATAGATCGTTCGGCAGGTATATACCTTCGCCTGTCACCTGTAATACTTTATGTTCACCTAGATAGTACGGGTCGCTCTTCTCATCCCAATTACATATCTCTTCCAACGCCTTGTCACAGTCCTTCCATAGCGAAATGATATCGCTGTTAACGTCTCGATACAGATTTACTATAGCTTGACATTCCTCATCATCTATCACAGCTCCGGGGGGTTGTGTCTTTAGCGTGTGCTGTAACTTTCTCCAGCCAGTGCCATAACCCAATCCCAACACGCAAGTCTTACCTACGAATCGTTCTACTGGGTCGGCTTTCGTTATATTACGGTTGTAGACTTTGGAAGCAAAGATCGAATATACATCCTGATTTGCCGCGAATTGTTGAACAACATCGTCTTGTCCTGCCAACCAAGCCAACACCCGTGCTTCAATTTGGGACGAATCGCAGTTAATGACCACATAGCCATCTGGGGGTAGAACGGCGTTCTTGAGGGTTTTTTTCTTTTTATCTCTGCTAGGTAAGTTCTGGAAGTTAACCTTGTCACTACCACTCCATCGTCCAGTATGTGCGCCGTAATATTTAAGTGGGATGGGGAGTAGACCTTTGTTTCGCTTTCCAATGTCGATGAATCTACTGATTCGAGATTCTTCCAGAGTTGATTTAGTACCAAGTCTGACAGCGCATAACTGTTGGATGAATGTATCTTCGTGTTCCGACAATGAAATAAAACCTTCGTCGTTCTTTGCCAAAGCAAATGTTTCTTTTCCTGTTGTCGGGCTGACTTTTGTAGGGGGAGTAATCCCATGTTCCGTAAGAAGTCCTGCAAACTGTTTATTACTCGCCAACTTCTTCCTAACAGCTTCTTCGTCATCGCATTTAAGTCTTTCTTTTAATGTTGATAGGAGATCATGCTTCTCTTGTTTAAGTTCTTCTAATCGTTCAACTAGCAACGCATCATCGACCTTAAACGCCGGGAATATGAACATCCTTAGCGTCATATCAATAAGTTTTATCTCATCGGCGGGGAAGGCGGGAGCCATCAAGTGAAACAACTTGTACGTCAACTCAACGTCGTTCTTGCAATACTCACCGTACTGTTTAAGGTCAGCCGCCGCAAAGTCCTCTAGCTTCTTGCCTTTAGCCTCTTCAACTTCTGTACCTTTCTTACCTATCTCATATCTTTCAGCCAACGCTGCAAGACTTCCACCCGCATCAACGCCGTGGAGCGCCCGCGCCATGCTTAGTGTGTCCAGTAAGAAGGCGGGCTTGATACCGAACCGCCACGCTAATATTGCACCATCAAAGAGAGTGTTATGACATAGCAACGCCGCATCCGACCAGTCGGTTAGTTCTATCAGCTGTTTCTTTATTTCCTCATGCGTACCTGTAACCCAGCGTGCCGGTTCATCATCGACTTTAATGCCAACGCCAATCTCTTGGAAACGCTTGTCACGAATGTACTCTTCAGTCGTCATAGTACGAAAGCCAAAGTCCTGTGCGTAATACGTCTCGTAATCCAATGTAATTAAACTCATTTACCGCACGCCCTTTTCTTAGCTTCTTTTAAATTAGATTGAAACAACCATTGCATACATACTTGATCTACTTGCTTATCACTAAGTGAATCTGCTCCTGCTGCGTATCCTCGTTCGTACTCGGCTTTCATACTATCTTTCACGCCAGATACAACGCCTATAACTATCAGACTTACGCCAAAGAGAAGCCATACTTTATCCATTGTTCTTCTCCTATCGCTGTCTTGATGTTATACGTCTGCGTGAAACTTGTGATTTAACTTCTGTAATTCTTCCAGATAAACTTTCTTTAAGAACAGAATTTTTTATCTCACCTATTCGTAGCTCTCTTCTTATATTCTGTATATCGTTGCTTCTTATTCGTTCTGTGTTTTTCGCTCGTAGCCCGCTCTTACCTAGCCAATCCAATACCTTAATATCATTGGCGGGTTCACCGTCAAATAGTTTGTCGCTTAATGGTTTTAATTCCGCACCAACAAAACGAACTACTCTTTGTGGCATGAAAGGGCTTGTACGTATTAAATCTTTATCAGTGATGCAAATGTTATATGGCTTTAACCAATACCTTACTTCATTCAAAGTTAAATCTTTCCTCCACGCACGAATCAACAATGCGTCATAAATTCTTTGCTTTTCTTCTTTAGTCATAGTCATCTTCAATAAAGTAACTAGGCACACGATCTTCATTGCTTCTGCGGGTTTCAACCTTACGCATTTTCAACGTAGTCACGTCTGGTTGTTTGTATAGACCACGCGAGTCAGGTAGGGGAACTGGCTTCTTTTCGGGTGGTGATACTTCCTTCTCCATTGTATAAATTAACTTATTACACACGCTACACTTACGCCGACGCTTTACGCCATCATTTGTTATCTCTGTCTGAACTACGGGGGTCTTACTTCTACAGCAATACATAATCAAGTACCTAGCATAGAGAAAAAAATAGCGATTCAGGATAGCCTGAACCGCTATATAAAAGATTAAATGTGTGAGGAGAGAATCTCACGCTCGATGTACCACTTGGCTTTCTGTAAGTCCTCGACACGATTGCCTTTCAATCCGGCTCGTGTAATATACTTCACAGCGTTGCCCAAGTTGTAGTTGAGATTCTTAGCTTCGATAAAGTCAATCGTCTCAACACCCCCTGCCGTATAGTGTGGCGGTGAGTTAACCATGTCTGGTTGTCTATCTATAGAACTCTGCAAACGAATTTTTGGTCGTATTGATTCTGACGATGTTTCCATGTGTAGTAATTCTAATTGCTTAGGTTCGACTCTCTTAACTTTCTTCTTACGCATAGTGCTTTGAGCGTAATACACCGTATCAACGCTACACCCTAGTATCTCCGCAATCTTGCGCGGTGTCGTGTAAGCGTTAGTTTTTATGAATTGACGCACCTTGTGTGCGGTTGAATTTTTACGAACATATTTAGCCATTGTTAGCCTCTCTGTTAAGTTTAAAAAGATAATCGTTGCGATACTCTGTTGGCGGTGTCCACCCAAACTTACGCCAAACTTTTTGAACATCTGACCCCGCTGTCCATCTAAAATTATCATAGGGGTTGATGCTCTGATAATGCTCTACATCACGACCTTTCGATTGTTTGTATTTCACCATGTATTAACTCCATAAGGTTCTCGACATTTGTTTCATCTATTATGAGAGCTATGCCGCCACTCTCTCTTAT